TTTCGCTCAAGTACCTCGGCCTCGTCATCGAGAATGCGGATCGCCACCCACTCGTCCGCTCGGATCTCATCAAGGCCAATGTGAATCCCCATCTTGAGCGCGGCTCGCAGCTCAATGGCACGCCTCAGCAGTAGCCCTGTTGCGGTGGACTGCGCGGCCTCCAGCTTGGTAAGCGGGCACGCTTCGCATCGTCCTCCATCTCCCGGTGCGTCAGGACATAGTTTTGGGTCGCACAGCTCCTCCCGGCGTAGTGCCCAGCGGATCACGAAGCGGAGAGATGGCTGCTCGGGCCACTCCCCTGGCGAAAATTTGCGTCTTGGCCCTCCTGCTCGATGGAATCGATCACATCCAACACCGCCTTCAGCGCCGCGGCTTGGTGGATGATCGGCACCTCCCCAACATAGCCGTCCGCGCATTCGGCGAGCTTCTTATAGAGCGCGGCGACGGGCAGGAGGTTGATCCTCAGTTCCTGGCGGCCGTAGGGCAGGTCGAGAATGCGCACGAAACCACGTCGGTGCTCCATGGCGTCTTTCACACTAGGGATCCTGAGCACGTGGACCGTGGTGGCGCCCGGTACACGGAGAGTCACCCGAACAGCGTTGCCGGTGACCTCGACGTCGTCTACCTCGGCCTCGGACAGCATTTCGAGGATCTTCTGCGCCTCGAAGGCGTCGAGATCGGGACCTTCCTGGATGCGAATCTTCGCCAGCAGGGCGGCGTCGCTGTCCTCGCCGCCGACAACCGTCATTTCAGAGACGCCGCGGCCTAAGTGCTTGGTGATCACCTTGCGCCGGCGCTGCCGCTCGATCCACTCCTCGTCGGAGGGGAAGCGCACCCGGATGGCCTTCACACCCTCCGGACTCCGAAGGCTAAGGAGAATCGGGCGGGTAACGTCAAAAACAGCGTTTTCCATGGAGTTCATGTAGGTTCCTTTCTAAAGAAGTGCTTGATGTATATACAGATGCTGTATATACTGATGTCGTGCTGAATCGCGTAGGAGGTTTTGACTGGGATGTCGACAACGTCGGGCACATTGCCCGGCACGGAGTTCACCCAGCCGAAGTCGAGGAGGCGATAGCCCGCCCGTATGTGATCGTTCCCGCCCAGACGGTCGCGAGGGAGAAGCGGTGGAAGCTATTCGGGACGTCGGCCGCCGGGCGCTATCTCGTGGTGGTCTTCACCATCCGGCGCCGCCACTTCCGCGCAATTACCGCCTATACAATGAATCAGCGAGAGAGGAAGCTCTATGGCCCGCAAATCGATCAAGCCTAAGTTCCGCCTGAAAACCGACGAGGACTGGTACGCCAGCCCGGAAGGACGACGGCAAACACAACGGGAGTTTGAGCGCGCCGCAAAGGAGGGGACGCTGATCCGATCTTCGGGCGCTCGCATCCCCGGGACGGACCCGAAGGTGCTAGCCGCGCTCCTGGAGCAGGCCAAGGAGAAGGCCACCCGTCCAGTATCGATTCGCCTGCCGGTCGCCGACATTGAGGCCGCCAAGAGCATTGCGTCGAAGCGCGGAATCGGATACCAGACAGTCCTCAAGGAAGCCATCCGCCGCGGCCTGCGCCGGGCCAGCTAACTACTGGGCGATACCGTCCACACCGCACTTCGCCACCGCCGAGATGACGCCGTTGCTACTTTCGTACAGCGGCGTGCACTCCACCGAGACGGTGACGATGCCATCGGTTTCGCCGACCTCGGCCGTGGCAAAGGAGACCTTTTGCCAGGTTATGGCCAGCGAGTTGTTTGCGTCGAAAGTGAGCGTGATGACCGCGGTCCCGGTGGTCTGGCTCTTCAGCGTGGCCAGTTCGGTCGAGCTGTGATCGAACCGCGCCACGAACTTCAGGCCCCCCTGGCGATTGCCGAACTCCAGGCGGCCACGTACCGCGCCGGAGGTCGAATCGCCGGCGGTCTGGAAACCCGAGCCAGGGTAGAAGCCGCCATCCAAACGAATGTTGCTTTTCCACGACGTCTCCACCGAAACCAGGTTCTTGTTGGAGACGTAGTCGACCCCGTTGATCGTCAGCGCCAGCGAGGCCGAGGGTAACAGCTTCTCGGCGGTCGAGGCCGGCAGCGTGATGCCGGACGGCTCTGTCACCTTCCCCGATCCGACGAACTCGATGGTGATTTTGCTATTGGCGCGGCCCGGTCCGGAACCGATGGTGATGGTCCAGCCTTCCACGGCGCAGCCCACCGCCATCCGGTCGATCACCGAGCCGGTTCCCGGCCGGATCTGCTCGACGAAGGAGAAGTACGGCAATTCCGTGGCATCGCCGGTCGCCGGAAACAGCGGCGTGCAGGTATAGGTGAAGTTCGGCTCCGAGCCGGACTTGACCACCTTCCCCAACCCGAAGGCCATCGCCCAGGCGGCAATCTCGGCACTCAGATACTTCTCGATCTGGCCCGAGACGTCCCAGGAGGTCTTGAAGGTCTGGGTCGGGAACTCGTGGCCCTTGCCGTACTCCTCGGCGTCGTTTTCGGTGTTCAGCTTTGGGTTGGCCAGGGCGGCGTTGAGCTTCTTCAATTGCCAGATGGCCGCGACCAGATTGGCGGTCGCGATATCGGTCTGCTTGCCCTTGCCGAAGCCGATCAGGACTTCCTGCATTCTAGTCGTGGACATCAGTCACCTCCGCGGCGTGCGCCGGCGGCTCGCACTGGTTCCAGCCGGTCGTCATGAGAGGCACCAGGACCTCGGGCGTCGCTTCCACTTCCTTCGGTTCGCCCTCACCGAAGGGTGGCAACATCCAGACCTTAGTCATCGCCAATCTCCGTAAACGTCAGCGGCACCTCGAAGTAGTCGATCCCCTCGGCATCGGTCTGCCGCTGGATCTGCGGCAGGTCCATGGGATGGCACGACGAGTGGACCGTGAAGTTGAGCATGGGGGCGTCACTCCCAACTGGCACCCCCTTGGTCATCAGCCGGAACAGGCGGTAGTAGCCGGTCGGGGAGTCGCCCGCGGCCGTCTCCCGCGCACGCAGGAACAGGGTTACCTGGTGCTTCCAGACGTCCATGCCGCCGAAGGTCCCCGGCCCGGTGCCCTGCCACACCGCCATGATGGACGGCGCCGGCATCTGGTGAATCGCGTGGACCAGGCTCACGCGCTTCGGGTACTGGTCGTGGTAGGCGTAGATGCGCTCCACATCGCCGTCCATCTCGGCGACGAGTTGTGGGATGGCGCGCAGCGCCGCAACCAGGTTGTTGACGAGTTCAGAGGGATCGATCATTTGCCTCCGTTGAGCGCCTTCTCAAGCGCCAACTTCGGCGCCATCTCAGAAAGCACCTGCTGTGTGGCGGCCCTCACCGCCTGTTCGTTCTTTGGCGAAAAGACTACCCACGGCTCGAGCTTCTGGTTGATCCAGGCCTTGAGCCGGTCTTTGCGCGTCGAGTTGGAGGCGCGCGCCCTATTCTCGGAGACCGAGCGGACCTGGAAATTTCTCAATAGGTCACCGGACAAGGTCAAGGTGCGGCGATTGCCTTTCCCGAGCCTGCTTTTGGTGATGGCGTAGCGTTTGGTGAGCGGCTTGGCCGGTGCGTCCGTGGGCCCCAGTGCGGCACCGACGCGGTTCTTCACCGAGGCGACGCCGACGGTGGCTATTCTGAGCATTACGTTCTGACGAATGCTTAAGTGCTCGATGCGCACCTGCTTCTTAAAGAAGATACGCGCGGATGGCATCAGGCCCTCAGTCGCAGCGTCAGCCAGCAACCGCCGCCGGCGTCGGCCTGCCGGTCGACCACCACATACACAGCCGCGTCGATGGTCACCTCATCACCGTTCACAGGCGGCGCCGGGAAGTCCGCGAGGGCCACGAAGAGCCGCCCGTAGATGGTATCCACGTGCCGCTCTTCATCGCCTTCTTTCTTGGGAATGCCGGTGATGGTGAAGGCATCACCGGCTTCCGGTTGATACAGCACGGGCCGGCCGAACGCGGCGACAATCGCCGCGGTCGCCTGGCCGGAGAGTTGCTCCCACGCTGACATGCTAGATGCTGACGCCCACCAGCACTTCCGGACGCAGGCAGATGGGCAGGATGTTCGACTCCGCGTGGATGTCGAGGCCCTGGTTGAACTTCCGCGCCTCCTGCTTGGCGTAGTACGGCAGCCCCGGCGTGTTGGCCGTCTCCAGGAAGTTGCCCGGCGCGATCACGATCCGAAACGTCTCCGTGGTCCCCTCGGGGAAGCAGATGCCCTCGCCGGCGACGATGGCCGGCCGGATGTTGCCGTCCTTGTCGGTCCACGACGCCGTGTACTCCTCGAAGGTGATCCCGCCGAAGCGGAACCCGCGGCGGTAGTCGTCGGCCAGGTTCTGGTTCAGCGCCAGGTAGTTGGCGAACGCCGCCTTCACCGTGGCGTGCGTGGTGAGCGAATCGTAGAAGGTGGAACTGCACAGGCAGCGGATCCCCGTCATGCTCTCGCCGCGCAGCTTGGTCTCGATGTGCCGCTTCACCTCCAGGCACTTCAGGATGACCTCGGTAGTGGCGGTGTCCAGCACAAAGTCGACCGACTTCGGTGTGATGTCGAAGGCGGTGTACAGGTTGCACAGCGTGGAGCCGTCCGCGTCCAGCACGATGCCCTTCAGCGCCCCCATGCGCAGGTACTCCTGCGTCTGGTCGAGCGCGTTGCGCATCTTCTGCAGCTTGCGCGCCAGAATGCCGGCCTGCGTTTCCGCCTCGTTCTCGCTGCCGAACGCCCGCACGTTCTGGTACTCCTCCGGCAGCAGCACATCCTCGATGGGGATGTGCGGGATGGGAAACGCGCGCAACTCCCGCTTGTCGGTGGTCATCTTATCGGCCGGGGCGCCGCGCGGCCTCGAGCGCACGATGTTCAGCGTGCCGTTGAGCTGCTCCACCTGCACCACCGTGGTGGTGATCGAATCCGGCGTGAAGATGCCGGCGGTCCGGTTATACAGGTTGGGCAGCCGGTTGATGGCGGTGGTCATGGCCGCCAGGTCATACCCCGTTCCAGTGAAAGGATTCAGCATGGTCGTCTACGCTCCCTCCCGAGCGACAATGTCGAGCACCAGCAGATCCGCCAGGCCGGCCGTCTTCGCCGCTCCGTCGTTGTTGGCGTGCCAGGTCAGGCCCGCTTTCGAGATCACCGCCGGACCGCGTACCAGCGCCACGGCCTTCTTGTCGGCCGAACTGGCATCGGTATCGCCGATCAGCACGCCGGCCGCGGTCTCCCGCCCGTCGCTGGCCGTGTTGTCGTACGCCACGTACTTGCCGGACGCGGTGACCTTGCCCAGCACCGTGCCGGTCTTCAGGTTCTGCCCGGAAAGGATGATGACCTCCTCGCGGGCGTAATTGGGGGCGCCGAACTCATCCAGGAGCCAGTCGCCCAGGTAATTGCCTTCCGTCTTCGCCGGCATCGGCTATTTCTCCTTGCCCGCCTGGGCGAGCTTCTCCGCCGCCCGGATCAGCGGCGAGCCTTTCGGATCGGTTGCGGTTTGCGCGGACCGCCCGGAGTCCGCCGCGGTCTCGGGTAGCACGTGCGAGTGGACCTGCGTGCTGGCGTCCTCGGCGACGCGGGCCGTCTGCAATTGCCTCTTCACTTCGGCCAGGGTGGTGCCGGCGCGGATGAACTCCGCCGCCCGGCTGGGCTGCCCGGCCAGCGAACACAATTCGGCCACCTCCGCCGCGTAGGAAAGCGCCGCGGCGCGCGCGTCCTCCACCGGCGGCGGTACGGTCGCGGCCGGGGGCACGGCGGGCGCCTCGGCCGCTGCGGTCTGCTGCTCTACGACTTCCGACATTGCTGTCTTTCCTCCATAGACACCCGACCGGCGCGCGGTCGCGCTCAGCAGAGCATCAAAGGTTGTGATTTCGTCGGCCATGCCGACAGTCACGGCCTTGGAGGCGATGAGCACGTCCCCCTGGCCGAAATTGGCAAGAACTACGTCCGGGCTGACGCCGCGGTTCCGCGCCACGTCCGCCACGAACACCGCGCCGAGGTCGTCCACCACCGCCTGGATCTGCGCCCGGCCGGCGTCGGTCTCCAGATCCACGGTCTTCTTCGGCGACGCGCTCGAAACGAACTCGTAGGTGGTCTCGCCATCGATCTCCTCCTCCCGGGTGATGGTGGCGAGAACACCAATGGATCCGATCAGCGCCGTGGGGCTGGCGAGCACCCTCTCCGCGGCGCTGCCGATCCAATACGCCGCCGAGGCCATCAGGTCGCCGGCATAGGCCTCGATGAGCTTCCGGCCGCGCGCGGCGTAGATCACCTGCGACAGCTCGCTGATGCCGGTGACCTCGCCGCCGGGCGAATCGATGTAGAAGACGATCCTCTCGATCTCGGGATCGTCCAGGGCGGCGGCGAACTGCCGGCCGATGTCCTCCAGGCTGGTGGCGCCGCTGATCGCAGTGAAGAGGTTGGCGTAGCGGAAGATCGGCCCGATTACATTGATGACCGCGACGGGCCCGTAGTCCTGGCGGATGCCATCCTGGCTCTCCCGGTCCGCCTGGCGCTGCGCCACGGCTTCGAGGTTGGGGACATGCGCCCGGCGCGCGACGTCCAGGATCAGCTTCAGGTACGGCCGCTGGATGGCCCACCGCTGATTGACGGCAAACTCGAAGGCACGCGAGCGATTCATCATGGTCAAAGCCTCCCCTCCTGCTGCTGATCGGCGAGCAACGTCTGCTGAGCCGCCCCGTTGTTGGCGGTCTGTCGCGGATCGCTGTCGAACACCAGGCCCAGTTCGTCGGCGCGCTGGTTGTCGGCGGCGATCTCGCGGTCTACATCCTCGGGGTCATAGCCCCTTTCATGGATTACCGCACTCCTGCTGGAGAAGCCGGAGCGGACCTCTTCTTTCCGTGCCATCACATCCTTCAGCGGATCCACCCAGTCCCAGGCCGGCGTGCGCCACTCTACCGAGTACAAGTCGCGCCAGCCTTCCGGGGTAGTCGGCTTCGGGAGCACCCCGGCGACCACGGCATCGTTGATCCACCGGCGGTACAGCGGCCGGCAGAACTGATGCACGATCACATGGAACTGGAACTGCTCCACACGGCGCCGGAACTCGAGCAGGCCGGCGCGGATGCTGGAGTAGTTGACACCCTCGAGGTCCCAGGTGATCTGCTCGTACGGCACGCCGACGCCGCTGGCGAAGGCATGCAGCATCACCTTCAGGAACGTGCCAAACTCCGTGCCCGGCACCGGCGGGTTGTTGAACTCGAGCGTCTCTCCCGGGGCCAGGTCCCAGAACGTCCCCGGCTCCACGTTTGCCGCCGAGGTGCCTTCCGGCATCGGCTTGCCGCCTTGGTCGGTGGGCAGTCCCCGGATGATCGGATCGGACTGGCTCAACGACCGCTGCCACCCGACGAACATGTTGGCCAGCTTCTGCCGGACCAGCACCGCATCCACGAACTGATCCAGTTCGTAGAGGGTCACCATCACCGGCGCCAGCCACGGCTGGCCGCGATCCTGGCCGGCACGCAGCGACTGATATATGTGGACCACTTGCGCGGTGCCAGACGGGTCGGCCGCCGGTACTCGCACCTGCTGATTGGCCCGCTGCAGTTGCAGGGCGCCGAGGCCCGGATGTTCCCGCCACAGGTGATACGCCACCCGCTTGCCGAATGGCGTGAACTCGATTCCCGACCGCACTACGTTCCCACCGTAGGTACGGTTGTCTGTGCGGGGCAGGTGCTCGGATGGAATGATCTGCACCTGCAACGGAACCAGCAACCCATCTTGCGGTAGCCGCGGCCGGAACCTTACGAGCACCTCGCCGGCCTGGAACACCTCACGGACGACCACGGCCTGCAGGCCGTAGAGCGAACTGCGGCCATCGGCGTCCATTTCGTCGGCCGACTGTTTCCACGAGCGGTGGATCAGTGCCCGGGTCTCCTTGTCGGGATGCAGCGACTCGGGCTTGATCCCAGAGGCGATGGAGTTGGCAACGTAACTGTCCTCGCCACACCGCGCCCAGTGGTTCTTGCGAACCAGGCCGCGGCACCGGCGCACCAGCACGTCCCCCTCGCTCGCGAGCAAGGTGTTGATGGCGGCGTCCAGTTCGGCCCAGCCCGCCAGCCGGCGGCCCGCGGCGGCGCCATCGAAGGCATTGGCCGCCCCCACCAGCGCCCGCCCCATCGCCTTGGCGGCGCCCATCAGGTTATGGAAATAGTTCAAATTAGAGTCCCTTGCTCGAGGACAACAACACCTGCCGGCGCCGCTGCGGCGTCTCGAGTGCGGCGATCTCGGCGTCGATCTTTGCCAGAGCGGCGCTCAACTCCGCCTGGGGGCGCCGCTTCATGGAGCGGTCCTCGAAGGCCATATCGGGCTGTCCCATCTCGGCGAGGATCGCCTCCCGCCGTGCCTGCAATTGCTCGAGTGTCATAGTCCGAAGCGCCCCACAATCCTGCGCCGGCCGTAGATCTGGGCGTCCTGCACCGGCGCCTGCTGCCGCAGCTGCGCCCGACGTTCCAACTCGGCCCAGTCCGAGTCCTGGAAGCGCCCGATGGCCGAGAGTTCCGCCATGGCCAGGTTGTAGCCGCCCAGATCCAATGGCTCGTTGCGCACGCGCTTATCCCACTTCCACTTGCGCCCCGTGCTGCCCTCGACGATGTACTCCGAGCACAGTCCCTGGAACCACCACTCCTTGTAGTTGGGGTAGTGCCAAAAGCCTGCCGGGTAGGTACCGTCGCTGTACTTCGCCAACCGCAGCGCGTTGTACACCTGCAGCTTCAGGTACGCGGTGCCCAGCGTGAGGATCTGCAAGCCGCCCCGCTTGCGCGCGCTCTCCACGCTGGACCAGCCCTCGATGGCTTTCTGCCAGTCGTGGCCCCCTTTGATCGGCACCACGGTCCGCGACGAGTACACCGCCACGCCCGCGGGGCCATACGCCGGTTGCGGGAAGCGCATGCAGAACTCGTAAGCCCGCTGCGGGTTCCAGCCGGTGTCCACGGCGCACGCGTGGACCGGCAGCGAGCCGCCGGCTTCGTGCGGCCAGTCCTCGCGGATCAACTTGTCGAGTTCCTCCCACACCTTCAGTTCCGCCGGGTCGCCCGCGATGGTGCCCGCCGCCACCGACCAGCACTCCCGGTTGCGTCCCCATGCCTTGACTTCCCACTCGAGCCTGGCGGGGTTGCGCTGCTGGTCGACCGCCATGGTCAGGAGCAGGCCGCCGCTCGGCACAACCCCCACTTCGTAGAATTCCCGCCGGCCATAGATCGCCTCCCAGGCCGGCGCCTCGCCACGCTCTTCCCAGAGTTCGGCGAGCACCGTGTTCATGAACGCCTTCAACGTCTCCGGCGACTTGGCGGCGGCCAGGAACTCGCCCGCGATGGTGCCCCAGCTACGCTTCGGCGAGATCAGCTGCGAAACCCGGAACCCCGGAATGGGCGAGCCGGGATTCTGCGCACGGTACTCGCCGCGCTCCACCATCCACGCTTTCTTGTGGTGGGGGATCAGCTTGGCGCAGTTTTCGCAGCGGTACGCCGCCTTCTCCGGCTGGCCCTCCGGCCACACCAGGCCGCCGGCGGTGCCATCGCCCAGTACCAGCACCTGGAAGTGGCCGCACAACGGGCACGGCACGAAGAACTCGCGCTGGTCGCTCTCGTTCCAGGCCAGCTGAATCCGGCTCTCGCCGTCGATGGTCGGCGTCGAGCACATCACGATCTTCTTGTTGTGCTCGAACTCGCCGGTGCGGCGGATGGCGAGCGATACCGGGTCGCCTTCGGTGCCGGCACTGGCCGGATACCGGTCCACCTCGTCCAGGAGGAGAAACCGGATCGGGCGCATGGCCAACCCGGACGGCGAGATGGCGCCGGTGAAGGTGATGTGCCCGGAGCCGTTGGTGAAGACCTTGTGCAGAGCGGTGTTGTTGGAGTCGCGCGACTTCACCGCGGCAATGCGACCACGCAGGCAGGGCGTGTGCCTGAACAGCGGCGCCACGCGGTCCTTCGACAGTGCCTTGGCGTCCTCGGTGCGGGGTTCCACGACCAGCACCGGCCCGGGGTCGACGTCCGCGATGTAGCCCAGGAAGTTGATGAGCACCGAGGTCTTCAGCATCTGGGCCGCGCTCATCAGGACCGCCTGCTTGCAGGGGTGGAACGGGCTGAGGACGTCCATCGGCTCTCGCTGGTATGGCCGCGTGTGCCACTGGCCGCGCTCGGCCGAACCGGCGCCCGAGAGCACGATGTTCTCGTCGGCCCACTGCGAGACGGTGATCTCGCGTGGGGGTAGCATGGCCTCCGAGCCAACCTGGTGCATCGAGAATTTCTGGGCCATTTACAGTCCGGCGTCCGCAATCGCCTTGGCGAGCTTGCGGCGCAAGGCATTGACCTCGTTGGTGATGATGCGGTGAATCACGCTCTCTTCGGTGGTGGCGGCAATCAGCGGCGCGAGCCGGTCCGGCCAGGCGGAAAGTGCGTCGCCGACAATCGCCGAGAACTGCGAGGCATACTCGCCGGCCAAGGTCACCTGGATCAACCGTCCCGCACGCTCCTCGTACTCAAGCTGAGCGGTCTTGGCATGGAACGTTTCCCTCACGGCCCGCGCGCGCAGGTACGCCTGGGTTGGGTCGTTGGTCACCTCCTGTTGCTGGGGGATACCCGCCGGAGCGGCCGGCCGCGGCGGGGGCGCAGACGCCGCGGCGGGATTGCCGATATGCAGGGTCTTACCCACGAAGGTGTTCCGCTCCCACTCCTGGTTGGCGCGCTCGGGATCGATGCTGCCATCGGGGTTGGGGGTGATCCGCCTGGCCTTGATCGCCTTACGGACGGCGCTCTCGGCCACGCCGCGGATCCGCGCGTAGGCGCGTAAGGAAACTCCGGTCACGCGGCGGCCCTTTCTTCGAACGTCTCACCCGTGGCCTCCAGGACGGCGGGTTGCCCGGAGAATGAGGTGAACCTGCGGCATACCACATCGCAGTACTTGGGATCCAACTCCACGAGTGCAGCCCGCCGCCCTGCCTTGTGGCACGCGATCACGGTGGTGCCACTGCCTGCGAATGAGTCCAGCACCAGCGCTCCCGGGCGGCTACTGTTGCGGATGGCACGCTCCACAAGCTCCACAGGCTTGCTCGTAGGATGTTGCCGATTAGCCGCCGGCCGCTTGATCTGCCATACGTCACCGATGTTCCGCTCTCCGCACCAGAAGTGGCTGCCGCCTTCGCGCCATCCGTAGAGGATCGGCTCGTACTGCCGCTGGTAATCGCTCCGGCCCAG